TATAAATTAATATGGCTGATTCTAACAATAAGCATAAGTGGACTTGTCAACTTGGTGATTACACTTCTTCAATAATATCCGATAGACAAAAAAGAACTTCATTAAAAGGTACGGCAAGTGAATATCAAGCTATTGCCCAATTGACAAAACAAGGGTATTTTGTAGCCAAAGCGGTAGATCCTGCTTGTCCGTTTGATATTGTTATTGTAAGTAAAAAAGGTAAAATAGAACTTTTAGATATTAAAACAAATACCTACCGCAAAACAAAAAAAGGCGTTAGTTTAGAAGATAAAGCTAAAGGCACATATAAAATTTATAGAGCTCCTACTAAACATCAAAAACAACTAGGTATAAAATTATTTATGATTGATTATGAAAGTTAGCGAAAATACATCTATATCAATGCCAATGAAAAATTTAATCAGCATAGTTTTTGCTGTAGCTGTTGGCGTCTGGGCTTATTTTGGTGTGGTAGAAACTTTAAATAAACACTCTACAAAATTAGAGTTAATGGAAAAAGATTTAGAAGCTAATTCTGAATTTAGAATTAAATACCCAAGAGGGGAATTAGGTCAATCTTCAGGCGAAGCAGAGCTTTTTATGTTAGTTGAACACATGGCAGGTTTAATTGAAACTATGGACGAAGAATTAAAAGGTATGAGAAACAATAAAGTAAATATTGATTTTCTAAAAGAACAAGTATCAAAACTACAATCTGATGTAGAAAAATTAATTAGAAATGGAAGCGGACACTGATGATAGAAATGGTATTTGCATTACTTCTTTTACAAGATCATAAAATTGTTGAGCATAGGTATCATGACAGTTTAAGTTCATGTCTTAAAGCAAAAAGATACGCAATGAAAGATAGAAATAGTAAAGATAGAGTTGTTTTTAAATGTATTCAATCTAAAGCAAACATAGAAATTTATATGGGAGAAAAAAAGATAACATCTTTAATTTTAGAATAATGGATAAATTTTTTTATAGTTTTTTTAATTTATTAGATAAATTTTCAACACATTTAGATAATGTGTTTTTTCCAAAAAAAAAGAAAAGAAAAAAAAAGTGTAAAGATTGTAAATGTAATTGTCATTGTGAAGATGTATTACATGCCCATTGGTACGATGGCGATCTTTGTGCTTGTGATAATTGCAAACATTAAGGATTTTATGAGGCGATACTATGGAATATTTACTTATAAAACTAGAATGTTTATTAAGAAAGTTATATGGTTTTGTTTGGCGGCAAAGAATAAAATTTACTTTAAAACATCTTAAAAAAAGGAGATAGTTATGTGGTTAAGTGCAATTAAACTGGCTGTAAATGCAGGTTCGCATATTTATAAAAAGAAAAAAGAAACGCAAATGCGTATGGCGGACGCACAAATGCTTCATGCGGAGAAGATGGCCAAAGGTGAGTTAGAATACTCAGGAAAATTATTAGAAGCAAGACAATCGGACTGGAAAGATGAGTTTGTTTTAATTGTACTCACTTTGCCTATTTTAGTAATTGCTTATGGAGTTTTTTCAGATGATCCAGGTGCTTCAGCTAAAATAAAAGAATTTTTTGAACAATTTCAACAACTGCCATCATGGTTCACTAATCTGTGGATTTTGGTCGTTGCATCAATTTACGGAATAAAAGGTACACAGATTTTTAAAGGCGGAATGTCTAATAAAAAATAATGTCCGATAATCTAGAGCTGATAAACGAATATAAGGATCAAGTTAGAATCCTTAAACAAGAAGTGGCAGAACTTCAAGATGCCGGTAAATCTAAAGATTCTGCTAACAAAAGATGTTTGCAAAAACTTGAACATTCACAACAAGATTTAGAACAAGCAAACAAAAAAATTAAACAATTAGAAGAAGAAAATAAAAAACTTACGGAAAAAAAAGAATGAAATATGCTTTATATATGATTATGTGTTCTGCGATAGCAGGTGAATGTATGCCACCGCACCAAATGGACAATAAATATAATGATATGTATAGTTGTTTAAATGCCGGATATAAAGAATCTTTAGCTAAATCAAAAGAAATAGGAAAACAACAAATAAATGACCATCATATTTACTTAAAATTTGTTTGCAAAGAACAAGAAGTTATAGTACCAAAACCAAAACCAAAGGTAGAAGCATGAAACTTACAAATAATTTTTCATTAAAAGAATTAACACAGAGCCAAACTGCATTAAGGAATGGTTTAGATAATACCCCTGACGAACAACAAATAGATAACCTACAAAATATTTGCGAAAAAATACTCCAACCATTAAGGGAATTTTATAATTTACCTGTTAAAGTTACTAGCGGATTTAGAAGTGAACAATTGGCAACTATGATAGGCTCAAAGCCAACAAGTCAGCATTGCAAAGGCGAAGCGGTCGATTTTGAGATACCAGGTGTTGACAATAAAGAAGTAGCTACAAAAATAAAAGATGAATTTACTTTTGATCAGTTGATTTTAGAATATTACAATGACACTGATATAAACTCAGGTTGGATTCATGTTAGCTTGAAAAATACAACATTTGAAAATGACAATAGGCAAATGTCATTAATTAAAGACGAACAAGGTTATAAAGAATGGCAATAGACAAAGCTAAAATGAAATGCAATAGCCCTAGAAGACAAATATCTGGGGGTAAAAAATTTGTAGTTAAAGCATGTAAGAATGGTAAAGAAAAGATAATACGATTCGGAGATGCTAATATGACAATAAAAAAAAATAATCCTGCTAGAAGACGGAGCTTTAGAGCTAGACATAGATGCGATACGGCTAATGATAAGTTTTCGGCAAGATACTGGTCTTGTAAAAAATGGTAAAATCAATTATAAAATTCATAGTGAAAGCTAGAATGCTGTATGCCAATTTAAGAGGTCATCATGGTAAAAGATGGAACTACG